ATAATCTCGGTGAGCATATGGATGGATGGCGTGAGTTTGTAGAAGCACACTACTATTATTCCCGTCGTCGTGACACTCCCTTCTGGAGTCACGTCAGTGATGGTGTCGAGTATGATGTAACTGGCACCCATGAAGTCATCCAATACATCATGAATGGCAACGAGCCCATTACACATGGTGGCACACCAGTCCTCCACATCCTTGCAGGATCTGGTTATACTACTGTCAACAAGCGCCTCAATGAATACTTCAAGTATCCAGAGCTTGTCACTCGTCGGAAGGTTGACGAGTGGGCATACAAGCACAAGCGTGTGCAAGAGTATGCTGAGACCTGTCCCCCTATGTCAGTTTTTCTAGAGTCCACCTTCAATTACTCTTGACAAGGTGTGGAAATCCCTATATAGTATACGAATCGTTACAAAACGATCGACGCCTCACCGAGACTAAACAGCGTCGTTAAATAACAGTCTCTCATACCTTCATCTAAGGGTGGTGAAGGAATATTACTAACACTGTTCCCTGCAGTATTACTTACCCTATTTTTCAATGTCAAGTACAATTCTTACCCAAGGTCGGAAGTCTTCTAACTGGGATTCTTTCTGCGAGTGGGTTACTAGCACAAATAACCGTCTTTATGTTGGTTGGTTTGGAGTCCTTATGATTCCTTGCCTCCTCGCCGCTACAATTTGCTTCATTACTGCCTTCGTCGCTGCTCCTCCTGTGGACATCGACGGCATCAGAGAACCTGTTGCAGGATCTCTTATGTATGGTAACAACATCATTTCTGGTGCTGTTGTCCCTTCGTCTAACGCTATTGGTCTGCACTTCTATCCTATTTGGGAAGCAGCAACCATGGACGAATGGTTGTATAACGGTGGTCCTTACCAGTTGGTCGTCTTCCACTTCCTTATCGGTGTAGCTTGCTACATGGGTCGTGAATGGGAATTGTCCTACCGTCTTGGTATGCGTCCTTGGATCTGCGTTGCTTACTCAGCACCTGTTGCTGCTGCCGCTGCAGTCTTCCTCGTTTATCCTTTCGGTCAGGGATCTTTCTCTGATGGTATGCCTCTTGGTATCTCTGGTACATTCAACTACATGTTTGTCTTCCAAGCGGAGCACAACATTTTGATGCACCCCTTCCACATGCTTGGAGTTGCTGGTGTTTTTGGTGGATCTCTTTTCTCTGCTATGCATGGTAGTCTCGTGACCTCTTCTTTGGTCCGTGAAACTACTGAAACCGAGTCACAAAACTACGGTTACAAGTTTGGTCA